TTGTTACTGTATGGATCGTTGTTGGAAGCAGCTTCGTTTATGAAACTAACTGCTGACCAAGGATCTAGGTATCAAGCTTTATATGATAGAGCTTTACAAACCTTCATAGGACAGGAACAAACTAGAAAACGAACCGATGAATTTGTCAGCGGTGAAATGGGAACTTATAAAAGGGGATAAAATATGGCAGGCTTAACATCAGCAATAACTACAACTTTTAAAAAAGAGTTGCTGGAAGGAGATCATGATTTTAATAATGGAGCTGATACATTTAAGATAGCGTTGTTCAAAGCGAATTCTAGTATTTCTGGTACTTACGGTGCAGCAACAACTAACTACTCTGACGTGACTGGTAACTCAGACGAAACAACTGGTACTGGTTATTCATCAGGCGGCAACACATTAACAAATGTAGATCCAACCACATCAGGAACAACAGCATTTACAGATTTTGCAGATACATCATGGACAAGTGCTACGTTTACAACAAGAGGTGCAATCATTTATAATACAAATGATAGTAACTCCGCTGTTATGATTATAGATTTCGGTGCAGACTTTTCTGTATCAGGAGGTACGTTCACTGTAGAATTTCCTGCAGCGGGTGCTTCAACAGCAATTTTAAGAATAGCGTAGAGGTAGACAATGGCATCAACATGGAGTAATCTTGGAATAAGATTAATGGCAACAGGTGAGAATGACGGAACCTGGGGCGCACAAACAAATGATAACTGGAATCGTATGGAGGATGCCTCAGATGGTATCGCCACAGTTGCAGTTTCAGGAGCGGTAAGTTTAACATTTACAACAGAACCAACATCTTATGCAGATGAAAATGGTCGTAATAAAGTTTTAGTATTCACTGGTTCAGCTGGTAGTACACAAAACATTACCTTTCCAAACATAGAAAAAACATATTTCGTACTTAACGATTCTAACTCTATCCTATCTTTAAGAGCTGGTACTGCTGCTCAAACAGTAACTTTACCTGCTGGTAAAGACATGGCTATTTATGTAGACGGATCAGATGAAGTACACAACGCATTAGCTAATTTACAAACGACTACACTTGCAGCAAGCGGTAACATAACTGCTTCGTCTTCATCAGGAAGTCAACCGTTTATTAACATTGAAAATACAAACAATGGCGCAACAGCAGGATCTTTAAAATTCATAAATGATAGAGGTGCAGCTGGTGTAGATGGTGACCTTTCTGGTACTATTACTTTCTTTGCAGATGACTCAGATCAAAACAATCAAGAGTTTGCACGTATTGAAGGTAAAGCAGTAGACGCTACAGCAGGTAGTGAAGAAGGTGGATTAGACTTTTATGTTGCAGAAGTAGATGGAACAGTTACAAAAGGTATGGCTATTGCAGGTCATGCATCTGGTGACGGAGACGTAACTGTAGATATTTCTACACACGACGGATCAAGTGGTGGTTTAAAATTAGGGGGAACTCTAGTTACATCAACTGCTACTGAATTAAATTTGTTGGATGGACAAACTGCTTTGTTCACAACAGGTAAAGCAATAGCAATGGCTATTGTCTTTGGTTAACCAATAAGGAGGATATACAATGGCTGTACCAAATATAGTTAACGTAGCTACAATCAACGGTAAAGTTGTTACTGGAGCATTGGACACTACAACAACTACTGCATTGTTAACTTGCGCATCCGACCATGTTTATAAAATTAATACTATATTAATTTCTAACATTGATGGATCAAGTGCTGCAGACGTTACAATGACAGTAAGATCAGATGGATCAAATGATAGACATATTGCAAAAACTATTTCAGTACCTGCAGATTCTACATTAGCTTTAATAAGTAAAGATACAGGTTTCTATTTAGAAGAAGCTGATATCATTAAAGGTGGAGCATCTGCTAACGGCGATTTAGAATACTTAATATCATACGAAGATTTAGTAGATTAATTTAAGCGAGTTATAATATGGCAGATACATATTGGGCTTGTTTGGATTCTTCCAACAAAGTCAAAAACGTTATTGTAGTTGATAGTTCTGACGCACCTAATGATTCAGAGGGTGCTGCATTCTGTAAAAAGATTGTAGGTTCAGGGCCAAACGGTGATATTGTTTCATTCAAATCATATAATTTTAATGGTGATTGGTCTGACGGAGATTTAGCATCTATCGGTGGAGAATGGAGTGATACTTACAATCAATGGATAATGCCTAAACCATTTGCTTCTTGGGTATTCAATACTTCTACTAAGATGTATGATTCACCTGTTGCAGAACCTAACACAACTTTTTATAAAGAAGGTACAGCTGATCAAAAAGATGTGTACAGATATTGGGATGAAACTCAAGTTCGTTGGGAAGGTGAATGTCCTGAAGATACTTTAGATGAAAACGATAACATTGTTTTTGGAGATTTTAAAGTTTATTGGGATGCATCTAATTTAGAATGGGTTAAAATATAAGGAGTAAATATGGCAGGTATAAATACAATAACTAAAGACTTAGGTTCTTTATCTTTTGCAAAAGATAATGGTGGGATAGTAGGCCCATCTCAAACAACTAGATATGCACAAGATCAATCAGCAGCTACTACAGAATTTAACTCATCAGGCACGTTTAACGCAGGCCAAGCTACTAACACAGCAAACATATTACTTGTTGCTGGTGGAGGCGGCGGCGGTGCTGGAACCGACAACAACCGTCAAGGTGGCGGTGGAGGAGGCGGAGGCGTTCTCTTTAATAGTGCAAATACCAACAGCCCAAGTAATAGTGCAGTAGCAGTTCCTCAAGACGCTGTTCCTGTAACTATAGGTGGTGGTGGTAACGGTGCTCCACAAAACTCAGTAAACACTCAAGGCAGTGATGGAGGTGACTCTGTTGTTGTAGCTAGTGGAACTACATACACCGCAGTTGGCGGTGGTGGTGCAGGAGGAGGATCTAACGCAAGCGCTAGAGTAGGCGGATCAGGCGGAGGCGGAGCTTCTGCTGGCCCAGGTGCATCACCAAACGCACCAGGTCAAGGTAACTCAGGTGGAGATAGATCAGGTGGAAACACTTGCCCATCTGGTGGTTCAGGATCTGGCGGAGGTGGTGGCGCTGGTAGCGATGGTCTATCAGGCGGTAACGGATCTCAACCAGGCAGAGGTGGTAACGGTGGAAACGGTTCACCATTTAACGTAGGAAATTATTCAGCTACTGTAGCAGGCGGTGGCGGAGGTGGTACTGTAAAAGGTAACACAGCAGGAGGTGCTGCTGGCCCAGGTGGAGCTGGTGCTGGTGGAACAGACGCAGACGGATCAGCTGGTTCAGCTAATACAGGTGGAGGTGGTGGAGGAGCAGGTTCTTCTTGTCACCCAAGAGGTAACTCACCAGCATATAATGGTGGAGCTGGAGGTAGTGGTAAAGTAGTAATACATGAAGCTGCTGTCCCAGGATTAACCTTTATAGCTCCAGGTATGTGGAATCAAAAAGATGTATTCGACAGAATCGAAGCAGGAAGATGGAAATCATCATCAGGATAAACTAACACTGGGGGTGGGAAACTGCCCCCTCTTTTACAGGAGAGTGTGTGCATTTAAATAAATTAGAAGAAGAATTAAAAGATTTACGTATTCCTTTACAGGAAGATGACGTATTAGATTTATTACAAATTAGAAAACGTTGGCCTTTAAAATATCCATGGGGTCAATATGGTGTAGAAATACTAAACAGCAATGGTATATTAGTATTCCCTTTTTACAGTTACGATGGTTACTTTGTCTATGAAGAATGGAAGAAGTATTATGACAACGGTTTTATGACTGTGTTAAATAGTGTGCTAGATTTAACAAAAGAATTAAGAGAATTAGATTTAATCTGTAAAAGATTAATAGGAGATACAGTAAACGCTAACTTTGTTTTTGCTAAACCAGGGGGGCAGAAAATAAGTTATACTATGCATGAACACGATTTTGATGTGGTCGTTAAACAAATATATGGAACAGGACATTGGTTAGTTGGAGGTGAAGAAGTTACTTTAAAAGCCAACGATACTTTGTTAGTTCCTAGATTTACAAGACACGAGGTGGTTAAAACAACAGATAAAAAATTATCTATTGGCATAACTATTCCGTGATTTGTTTAGGTATTAATCGTAATCATAACGCTTCCGTTTGTTTGGTAAAAGACGGTGAAGTTTTATTACATTTAGAAAACGAAAGATTAACAAAAATAAAATACGACTGTCTTCCTATACATGCTATGTTAGAAATAACCAAGTATGTAGATCATATAGACAGATTAGGTATAGCAGCTTTCTCTAAACAGGATATAGATTATTGGGAAGGTAAAGATATATTTACACATCTTGTAGATAATTTATCTCGCTCATTTAAATTCAAACCATTCAAAACTACAGACTTAAGTAGTCATCATCATCAGCTTCATGCTGCTTGTAGTTTTTACAATTCAGGTTTTGAAGATGCTTTATGTATAGTAATAGATGGCATGGGTTCAGAAGTTTACTTTAAACTAGATGGTCAAAGAGTATATGGCAGAGAACACACATCAGTATTTCAAGGTTCTTACCCAGCATCTTTTGAATTATTAGAAAAACACGTAAGCTATCCCACAGAAATAAAAGGCAAAGTAGACATAGATAGCAGAATGCATGTCAGTAATCACATGAGTCCAGCTCAAGCATTTGGTCATAGCTCTGAGTTTTTTGGTTTTGCACATATGGATGCTGGCAAACTTATGGGTATGGCTAGCTATGGCAAACCTAATGAATGCGTTCCACCAATATACACAGATGGTAAATTAAATAATAGACTTTTTTATATAGATGACAATCTAACTAAAATGTTTATTAATAACAAAAATTATCCATACATGGATTTAGCTAGAGATAACTTTCAAGCTGGAGCAGACTTTGCATATGCCTTACAAACAGAAACTCAAAAGCATGTAAAAGAATATGTGTTAGATTGGGTACAGAAAACCAAGACAAAAAAGGTTTGTTTGAGTGGTGGTTATTTCTTGAATTGCGTAGCCAATTATGATATAATGAAATCGTTACCAGATGATGTTTCTTTGTATATAGAACCTTTATCTAACGATGCAGGAACTTCAATGGGGGCAGCTAAGATGTTATATCATGGTGAGACAAAAGATATGACAATTAGAAAACAGGAGAATATATACTATGGTCGTAACACATAAAGACGTTGCAAAACTATTAGCAGATAATAAAATAATTGCTATCTTTCAAGGGGCATCTGAATCAGGCCCAAGAGCTTTAGGCAATAGAAGTATATTACACAATCCATCAAATCCTAATGGCAAAGATAAAGTTAATACAGTAAAGAAAAGAGAATGGTTTAGACCATTTGCTGGCACAGTCTTACATGAACATGCAACAGAATGGTTTGATTTAGGTAAACAAATAGAATCGCCTTTTATGATGTATGCTGTAGATGTAATTAAATCTAAACAGTCTTCAATACCAGCTATAACACATGTTGATGGAACATGTAGAGTTCAAACTTTACGAAGAGAAACAAACAAAAACTTTTATGATTTAATAAAAGAATTTTATAACCTAACACAGATTCCAATATTATTTAACACTTCATTTAATATGGCAGGCTATCCTATTGTACAAACTTTAAAAGATGCAATGAATGTAGTCGAGCAATCTGCGATAGATTATTTATATCTACCTGAAAGTAAGGAGTTAATATGATAGTAGATTATAACTATTGGTATTTTGACCAAGCCATGCCTGTTAATATATGTGAAGATATTATACGAGTAGGTAAAGAAAGAAAACCAGATGTAGCATTAACTGGTTTTAATAGAAAGACTTCTGAACAAGATTTAAAATTAAGAAATTCTAATGTATCGTGGATAGATGAAGATTGGTTATATGGTTTAATATTTCCATTCGTACATGAAGCTAATAAAAATGCTGGTTGGAACTTTCAATATGAAAAATGTGAGCAAGTTCAATTTACAGAATACAAACCAGGTCAACATTATGATTGGCACTACGATTATAATTCAGATAAAAATGATGGAACAATTAGAAAGTTATCTATTGTAGTATCTTTGAGTGATCCATCTGAATATGAAGGTGGTGAATTTTTGTTAAGCAATGCAAATGTTGTAAAACCAGCAGAAGAGTTGACTGTTTCAGAAATAAAACCAAAAGGAAGTATATTAGTATTTCCATCATTTTTATGGCACAAAGTAGTACCAGTTACCAAAGGTGTTAGGTACTCTGCTGTAGCATGGATGAGAGGTAAAAATTTTATATGAGTTTTACAGAAGATAATTATTTAGTTGTAAGAAATGCTATAGATTCAAAGTTTGCTAACTTTCTTTACCAGTATATGTTACTGCAAAGAAACATTGCTAAATTTAAATTTGAAACTAAATATATAACTTACTTTACTGTAGACCATGGAACGTTTGGTGATCGTCAAGTACCTCAAACATATGGGATGTATGGTGATCCAGTATTTGATTTATTACTAGAAAAAGATATAAGACCCATATTAGAAAAAGAAAGTAAATTAAATCTATATTCTACTTACACATACTACAGAATATATAAAAAAGGTGATGTCTTAAAAAGACATAAAGATAGACCATCATGTAAAATTTCTACAACGATGAACATAGGAGGAGATGAGTGGCCCATTTATTTAGAACCATCAGGTGAAAAAAATAAGAAAGGGGTAGAGGTAAATTTAAATCCAGGAGACATGCTAATGTATAGAGGTTGTGAATTAGAACACTGGAGAGATGTTTTTGAAGGGGATGATTGTGCACAAGTATTTTTTCATTTTACAGATGACAAAAATTATATTTATGATACAAGACCTTTCTTAGGATTACCTCAATATTTTAAAAATGATTAAAGTAACACGCATAGAAAACGACGATCTAATTAATGAGTTGTTAGATTTATTAGAATACTGGAAAGCTAGAACTCCAATATTAGAAATAAGAAATGCAAAAAATAAAACACAAAATGGATATCAGACTGGCAATGTTTTGTATCCTACACTACACTCAAAGTTAGTTAAAGAATTAAAATTAGAAGAATATAGTTTTGATCACATGCATTTGATAGAATACTTTGAAGGAGGTTATCAAGATGCTCACAACCATGAGGAATACGAAGATAAATCATTCATACTTTATCTAAATGATTCTGATGGTGATACGGTATTTTATCGAGACAATGAAGTGATAAGTACAAAACCTAAAAGAGGTAAGCTAGTTGTATTTGACGCAAACATACAGCATCAAGGATTAGAATCTAAGCTAAATAAAAAAGTAGCAGTAGGAGGTTTACAATGCAAGTAGTAACAGAAAAGTTTTTTGCCACAGGTATTGGATATAGTTTTAACGAAGATAATAAAAATATAAAGGATAAGTTAGTTAAAAGATGTTTAGAAGTAAAAGAAAAAACTAAACCTGGAGGTGAGGGTTGGCTAGCAAATAAGACTTATAATACTATACATACCGATTATGATATTTTAAAAGACGAAGTATTCAAAGATTTACATAAATGGATATTCGATAAAGTAGCAGAATATATGGGTAGCAATTACATAGGTTCTAATGTAGCACCTGAGAATGCTTGGTTTAATGTGTATGGCAAAGGAGATTTTCAAGAGTTTCACATACATACAGGGTCTGCATTATCAGCTATATACTTTTTACAATCACCAAAGGGTGGCAGTAAAGTCTGGTTTAAATCTCCAGTAGAAGATATGGTCGAATTAAAATACAACAAAGAAGATCCGTATGCCCACATTACTCATGAATCTATTGAAGGAAAACTGCTAATATTTAGAAGCCATATACATCATGCAGTTGAGCAGCATAAACTGGATGAATCTAGGATAACTTTAGCCTATAATTTTGCAGTCCAGAAGGCTTGAATATTACGTAAAAACATGGTAAATTAGAAGGGCTAATTTATTTAAACGAAGGAAAACTATGCCCTTGGTCAAACTAACAGCTCCTGCGGGAGTTGTAACAGACATTACGGATTATCAAGCAGGATTAAGATATACTGATTCAGATAAGATAAGATTCAGAAAAGGTGCTCCTGAAAAGATAGGTGGTTGGGTAAAAAGAGAAGCTTTTAGTTCTACTACTTTATCTGGAGTATGCAGATCTATCTTTAATCACCGAGATTCTACTGGTAAGAAATTTAATTTTTACGGTACAAGTACGCATGTTTTTATGGAATTTGGTGATTCTGTTTATGACATTACACCTTTTAGAACAGACACTCAAACCCTGTCAAATCCTTTTACCACAGGATCAGCAGGTAGTAGCACTGTCACAGTCACAGATGCTAACCACGGAGTTACCAGCACAACGCCTCAATCTAGAGTCGTAATAGAATCTGTAGGATCAGGAACTACAGACGGAGTTACAATTACAGCTGGTGAATATTTTGTAGAATTTTTAACAGCTAACAGTTATAATATAACAGCAGTCTCAGGGGGCACAGGTAGTATATCAGGCACAGCATCATCAGGATCTACATCAGGTGGTGGCACAGTTACAGTAAGATATTTAACAAACAATGGCCCATCAGATGCTACAACAGGATTTGGTTGGGGTGCTGGAACTTATGCATTATCTACATGGGGCACAGCTAGAACAATCGCAGCTGGTATTGTATTAGAACCTAGAGTATGGTCATTCGATTCTTTTGGTGAAGATGTAATAGCTTCTACAGCAGATGGCACAGACACCATATATTATTTTGACATTAGTGCATTCTTGGCAGGCGCTTCTACTTACAGAGGTGTAACTTTAGCACACTATGTAACTAACACATTAAGTGGTGACGCGACACAAATACCAACTAAAACTGGTAGAGTATTAGTATCTACACCAGATAGACACATTTGTGTATTTGGTTGTAACCCACAAGGATCTACAGATTTTGATGAAACAACAATTCGTTTCTCTTCACAAGAAAGTTTGTCTACATGGAACGCAGATATAACTAATACATCAGGTGCACAAAAGCTAGGAACAGGTAGTAGAATAGTTTCTGCTACAAAAGGTCGTGGTCAAATGTATGTTTGGACTGATAGAGATTTATATAGTATGCAGTTCGTAGGCCCACCGTTTACATTCTCTTTCCAACAACTCAGTGAGGCATCGGGTTCTTTAGCACCTAAATCTCCTGGCATGGTTGAAGGTTTAGCATACTGGATGGGTTTAGATAACTTCTATGTTTACGATGGTGCAGTTAAAACTTTAGAATGTCCTGTAAGAACTACAGTATTTGATAATATAAATAACATACAAAGAGAAAAAGTTTTTGCCGCAGTCAACACTAAGTTTCAAGAAGTGTGGTGGTTTTATCCATCAGGAACTAATACAGAAATAACAAACTATGTTATATACAATTACGTGGATAACACTTGGGCTATAGGTTCTTTAGTTAGAACTGCTTGGACAGATTCAGATATAGAAGAGTTCCCATTAGCTACAGATTCTTCAGGCAATGTATTTGAGCATGAGAACGGAGTCAATGATAATACATCAGCATTAGCAGCTTCAGTTGAAACTGGATTTTTTAATGGTGATGAGAATGGTGATAACTTAATATTTATGAGTAGAATTATACCTGACA